TGCAAATGGAACGGGGGTGGATGGGCTGTCATGGAGAACTGCTTATACCACGATTCAAGATGCTCTGGATGCTGCTAGTACTGATGCCGACGATTGTACCTTAATACTGATTAGCCCACACGCCACATATTATGATATTGATACTGCCGGTGACCCTACTTGGGCAGCAAATGTTATCCTCAAAGGTTCTCACCGTGCTTGGGCGAAGATAAAGAATACGCACGCTTCTGCCACCAGTATTATGAAATTAACTGGTAAAGCATCAGTAATGGACTTGAACTTTAATCTTGGCATCGGGGGAAATGGACTTATAATGACGCATGGTGGCTCCAGAGTTTATGGTTGTCAATTCGCAGGGGAAGATTTAGAAGGTGCTGGAACTGCCTTATGGCTAGATGGTTCACCCTCAAAACACAGTAAGGTTATTAACTGTGACTTCTTTGGACATATAACCCATATGACAGCTATCAAGATAGATGAAATAAGCCATTCTAGATTTTATGATTTAGCTATACACAAGTGCTTGAAGGGTATTCAGATAGTAGGGTCTAATGCAGATAGTAACGATTTCGATAGGCTTGATATTGGCGATTGTGCAATAGGGCTTGACCTTGATGATGGTAATGAGCAGCACTTTGTAAATATAGCGTTTCATAATAATACTACTAATGTTGATGATGAAGTAGGTGACCATACTTGGAATGAGATTAAGGGTAGTTTTCCTATTAACACTGCTCCTGATGATTTAGCTGGTGTAACTGTAACAGCCGGTGTTGGAGCAAATACTTGGTCAGCAACTAATACTGAAATAAGAGCTGCAGCCACAAAACCATTTCGAGTTATAGGTGTTATATTAGACCCTGATGCTGCTGAAAAGTATCGGGTTAGACTTTATGATGGTACTACCTATTTTGGTGATGTATGGGCTGAGGGGGGTCGAGGGGTAGCAGTAAGGGGAATACGATATCCATCAGGAACAGAATTTATCTTTAATAAAGGAATTGCAATTAGTGCCTCTGCGAAGAGTGAGTCGGGTGGGAATGATATAGATGTTTCCCTACAGGTACAGGAGATATAATGGCTTTTGGTGATAAGATTCTAGCTTGGATAAAGGATGTTAGAGAACAGGAACTTGAAAGGCGAACCGAATGCCCCGAATGCAGTTATTCCTTAGAGGAAAAGAACGGGATTTTACACTGTAAATTCTGCGGTTGGAGAAGTAAATGAATTCTTATGCTGACCTAACTACGCTAAAAAGCGATGCTTATTGTGGTATTACCCCCACAACTGAAGATGCTTATTTGCGGAATCTATTAGAGCAGTCCAGTCGCTCGATAGATAACTGGACACACAGGTTCTTTTATTGTCGAGAAGAAACATTATACTTTGACGGCTCTAGCGACCCGCTCCGCATTGGCGATATTTTGTCTATAACTACCCTCAAAACTGATGACGATGATGATGGCACTTTTGAGAATTCCTATACAGAGAATACGGATTATAGACTATACCCCTTAAATGATTACCCTAAAACAGAGGCAAGGATTATCCCCTCAGGTTCTTATGGAGGCTTTGCCAATGGAGTAGGTAAAGGCGTTGAGATAGCAGGCGTGTTCGGCTATGGAGATGGTGAATCGGCTACGCCCTACTATGATAGTGGGGATGATGTTGCCGATGACCCCAAATGTGCTGCTGGGGCAGCAACCTTAGAGGTAACAGATGGGGGTAACTTTGCCATTGGACAAACGATTAGAATCGATGATGAGCAGTGCTATATCACTGCCATTTCTACTAATACACTGACTATAGAGCGAGGACTAAATGGAACTACCGATGCTGACCACTTGAAGGATGTGGATATTTATATCTATCAATATCCAAAACCGATAGTGCAGGCTTGTTTAATAACAGCTATGAGGGCTTGGAAGAGAAAAGACTCTGCCTATCAGGATGTTGTCGGTGGAGGTGTGCTGGGAACGGTTATCACCTCAAAGGGGATAGACCCTGATGTCGCCGAAACAATTGGACAATATCGAGTATATACATTATGAGCATAGGTGTAAAACTTTCAGTAATCGGATTAGATAAACTCAAGAAGAAACTCAATGAAAAGAATGTTACCGCCCCATTGAATGATGGCGTTAAGAAAGCTACCTTGCTTTTAGATAGGGAAGTCAAGCAAGCTACAGTTGTTGATACTGGTAGATTGAGGTCTAGTATGACATCTCAATTTGGGGCTGGCTTTGGACAGGTAGGAACGAATGTTGAATATGCCCCAATTGTAGAGTTTGGCTCAGCAAGAATGGAAGCCCGACATATGGAGGGCGGAATGAAAGTTCTGGGTGAGGGTATGTTTGCTTTTGGGCTTCGCAAACTGATGGGCAAGATGAAAGAGCTTTTAGGTGATGTGGCTAAGAATATTGAGGCTAGGTGGAAATAGTGGGTGTTGAAACTATAGGCAATGGAATCAAAACTAGACTAGAAACAATAAGTGCCTTGAAGCGTGTCTATGCCCCTAATGAATTAAGAGACACCTACAATTCATTCCCGTGTGCGATTATTATGCCTGGGGAAACGAACTTTGATACAACCTTTGATGGTGGATACAATTCAAGATGGCGCATCATAGTTTTAATCAGCAAGCAAGACACACCTTCAGCCCTAAATAAACTAATGGATTATATGGAGCCGACAGGAACAAACTCTATCAAGGCAGCACTCTATGGGGATTCCACATTAAATAGCAGTGCTGATGACTGCGAGCTAGACCGCAATTTAGGATATGGGGCAATGACCTTTGGGGGTGTAACTTATTTATCAACGGAATTTGACCTAATAGTTTATGCCAAACAATAACAAAGGAGGTAAAGAATGGCACGTTTAGCGGGAAAGACAGGGATGCTGAATTTGGAAACCAGCGATGAGGCAGGTATCCGGAATTGGACATTGGATTATACGGTAGATGTTTTAGATACCACTGACTTCGCTGATGGGGCAGCCACCAATGCGGCGAGGACATTCCTGCCAGGACTGAGTTCTTGGTCGGGAACTTTTGAGGGATTAAAAGATGGTGCTCCCTACCCCTTGACATTCGATTCAACAACCCAAACCATCAAACTGGAAGAGGATGCGACCCATTATTGGGAAGGCGAATGTTTTATCACGGGAATTACTGCCAATGTATCCGTTGATGGCGTGGTAACCTATGCCTACACCTTTCAGGGTACAGGTGAGCTAACCGAGAGCACGGGTTAAAGGAGGATAATATGGCACGCTTATCAGGTAGAACGGGAATTGTTTATGTTGCCTCTTTATTGTTAGAAGATTGCGAAGATGACTGGCAGGATGGAACTCACGGCTCCTCTGACCTAGAAACTAGCGATTTCAAGGTAGGCTCTGGCAGTGTTAAAATAACAGGTAGTGGCGTTGTTGCTGGGGACATATTAGCTTATGAGGCACTTTCAGGGGCTACAAATCTTTCAACCTATACCCACATTCTTTGCTGGGCTAAATGTAATGCAACACTAGACGCAGATACTTTGCGGCTTGCATTAGATGATACCGATGCTTGTGCTAGCCCCGAATCGCTTGTTTCCCTGCCTGCTCTTACAGCGGATACTTGGAGGTATTGTCATTGCACAGAGGTTGCAACTGACCCATTAGACGATTCAACAGCAGCCGCTTACATCGGATTAGAATGGCATGGCACTGCCCAGGATAAGATTGTTTATTTGGATGATATAAGGGCAGCCAAAACCGTAGCTGGCATAAAGTCTTGGACATTGGATTATACGGTAGATGTTTTAGATACCACTGACTTCGCTGACGGCAGAGCAACCAACGCTCCCAGAAGTTTCCTCCCTGGGCTTTCTAGCTGGTCAGGAACTTTTGAGGGGTTTAAGGATGGGGCTCCGCTGACTCTCTTTGCTCAATTTGGGCTTGAACTAGCCGAAAGTGCTACTGCAACCCAAATGTGGCTAGGCAATGCTATCATTACTGGAATACATCCCAATGTAGCTGCCGATGGGCTAGTAACTTATACCTATGACTATCAAGGCGTGGGTGAGTTAATGGAGGCTTCAGCATAATAGGAAGTATTGGTGTTCTGCGACAGGGGAAACAGGTTGGCGGCATCTTCAACTGGAGCATAGATGCAACCCTAGTTGATGGAATACAGGGTAAGTGGGAGTCCCCCAAAGCCATCAAGAAGGTAACAGCTAGAAACTACTGGCTGATTACCGAGCCTGATGGCGATATTTTTGAAGTAGACTTCTACCAGCAAATAAATAATCAATTAGTCTTGATAGATACGGGCAAGGTTAAATTAAAATTACCAGATACAACGACATTAAACAGAACATTACAAGCCCCTTTAACCCTAAGGTGGATTTGGGATGAATGAGGCAATTGTTTATCTAGCCCGCAAGTTACACTGGTCGCTTAAAGAGATTGGGGAACTCACGCCTAAGCAGTTTAATGAGATAATGGAGGAGCTTCAATTCCAAGAAACCCAAGAGCGATACAGACAAGACCACAATGTGGCATCTATCTTAGCGGCTATTGCTAATACAATTCCAAGTAAGAGCCGCAGAATTTATAAGGCAAGGGATTTCCTAAGCTATCCAGAACCCAAAAGAGAGCCAGACAAATCA